TCATTCCGCCAACATTATAATAATAAAGATGCTTGTATCTTTCTTTCAGAGATCGCCAAACCAATCTCACGTTATCAACAACTTCTGGACCAGCTTTACGCCAGTTACCGCTTTCAAGAAGATACATTGGAACTTTAGATAAAGCAGCGCACTGTCTAAAGATTAGTTCTTCTTTACTCATTTCTCCGTTATCGAAATGAAGAACTGGAACTTTATATTGCTCAGAGACTTTAGTTGTAAAATCTAAACACAGTTGAGTTTTGCCTACGCCAGAACGAGCAACAATAACTGTAATATTTCCCGGTCTGAGAAGGGAACCGTACATATCCTGAGTCTTCGGATAAGGACCGACAAATCCAAATTCAGTAACTGGATTATTTCCACGCTCTTCAATAAGAGCTTCCATTTCATCAAAAATATTTTCTGGTTGATCTGCACCAGTTTCATAGAGATTAATTTGATCATTATAAAGTTTATCAGCGCATTCAATGATAACACTGTAATCAGAAGATGGAGAGATAGACTTCATCTTCTTATTGATCTCTGCACCACACATCGCAATTTCGCGACGAATAGTGTACTTCTTCAACTCTTTAGCAACGCTTATAATAGATTCTGGGGACAACTTCTTGAGAGACAAAGATTCAATATAATCAGATGGATTGATATTGTCCTCAAAAGTTACCCCAAAATTCTTTACTCTTTGAGATATTACTACGTCATCAATTTTTTCACCGTTGTCAATTGCTTGACGAAGCACACAAAAAATAGTTCTATTTATCTTAGAGCTTTCACTCCAGAAGTCTTTTTCTGTCACGAAAGATGCGACATCTGCGTATCTTTCTGGATATTTAATCAGTCCAGCGAGTAACTGAGTCTCTAAATCATACGAATAAATCATTCCGAGCGCACTTTATCATGGCTCGTCAGTCATGTCAATGGAATTCTGCTCGTTGTCTACCTCATCTAAATACTTCTCCAAAGCCTTAACTAGACCCATTTCTACGATTGGATTGGCTACTTTAGTATAAATCATGGGGCATCCATCTTGAGAGACATAAGCCACTATAAATCCTTTGGAGGATTCATCGGACCCACTGAACTCATAGAGTTTGTTAAAATAGTTTTCAGGAATTTTGAACTGTTTAAAATTCTCTGATTGAGAGTCCTTCTTCATGTTATAATATTACACCTTGACTTTCGAAAAGGTCTTTATTTATTGTATCGTTTTCGAAAATAGTTACAAGTGTAATTTCGTTAAGTTCACAGAAACGTTCTTTTTTCTTATCTCTATTAAGCTGATGAAGAAAGTTCATTCTGTTTTCGTGGAAGAATTTAACAAAACCAGTGTGCTGCCTACCTTGGACTTCTATAGCTATTTTTTTATTAGCATTATAAAAGTCCAAAGTAAGACGAGTCCCAACAATAGGAAACTCTTCAAACACAATGTTATGCTGCCAATAGTTTCGCAGAAATTTCTTAACTTCAGCCTGAAATTTACTGCGACTATGCGCTCCCCAATCAATTAAATAATTGCGAGCATTCTTGCAGCGTCTTTTTTTATTACTCAGAGATAGAAATTCCATCGCCAAAATTTAATAGATTTTCACTGATGTACTTGAAAAAGAAATTCTTGAGCTTTTCATTATCGTTTACAATTTGTTCGAACTTAGCGGCTCCTTGAATCTGAGAAGGAAAGTCTGTGAAACCAGCTTCTTTCAAAGTATTCAGAAACTCTTCATCAAAGCTGATCCAAGCTCCTTTCTTAATTGCAATTTCCCACATTGTTAGAAAATCAAAAATCTCTTTTTCTACCCAGTTAGAAGTACCATTCTTTCTTCCGTATTTAATAGGATATCGAATCGTACAATTAGTTCTCTCGTTGGGGGACTTCTTGACCACAATCTTAACAAAATGTCCAAGATAAGGATTCTTTTGTTCGTCGTAAGAAGCGTTGGGATCTTCAAGGATCAGATCACCCTTGAAACGAGCGTCGAATTCAAAAATCCAGTTTGCGAAATGCAACAAAGCGTTGCCGCCTGTAGCAGTGGTTTGGCGAATCGGAGCTTTACTGTATGGATCAAGCTTGATATCAGCGCGAACTTGAGAAATAAATACTGCGATATGACCACGCTTTTGTAGTGCGATAGAAATACGCTTCATTAGATCGGCGGCAATAACTGCTCCACCAGCCACCTTTTGAGATTCTTCAAAAGTTTTATCAAGATCGCCCTTGCGAATCAATCCATCAACAGAGTCGAGAAGGAAGAAGTATTGAATCTTTTCATCGTTCTTACCTACTAGTTCGCGCATTGCATCAAATACTGTTTCATGAATGTTAGATTCAAATACGAAACAAGTTCCATCAACCCATTCATCTTCATTAAATACGAACTTAACTCCAGATCGTTCAATCATCTCTTTACTCAATCGACCTTCAGCTTTGATATAAAAGCCTTTACGTTTCTTAGGTTGATCCAAGAAATTCTTCATAAACTGAAGAGCGCAGCTTGTCTTGCCGCCTTCATTGATTCCGCAGAATCGATGAAGACCAGTTCCTAAACCGCCAGATAAAAAGTAATCAAGCAACAGACTGCCACTTGATACCTTATAATCTATACTTGGTTCGAAATTATAATGAGACTCTTTGTTGTTCTTCAAGAAACTCTTTAGTTGGTCTTGAGACGTAGTGATTTTGCCGCTATCTACTTCTTCTTTATTCTTTTTACTCATTTTAGAAAGTCTTTAATTGTTTTTGGTTTTACTGCTATATTATAGTCTTGTCCAGCCTTTTCGCCAATGTTTATTTCAATATTTTTGTATTGAGGTTCGTAGTGAAAATCGCGATATTTTTTTTCAATATCTTTCATATCCATAGCGATATGAATAGCTAAAGAGTTGACTTGTTGAAAAGAACTTTTAAGCCAAAAATCTTCACTTGGAAATTTCTGAAGAATTCTTTTTAGTAAAGTATATTCTTTAGTCATGAATTCTTTACTTGGTTTAACAGGTCTAAAAACCAACTTAAAAAGAATTTCTTTTTTATTCAATTTTTTAGTTGTTTTACTCTTTGCCACGCAGTGATAATGGCATGAAAAACTTCGTAAGTCAACAGCAAAAAACCGTCAGTTTCCTGACGGTTTCTTTTAATTTATTATTTATTAAGCTTTTGGATCGAAGCCAGCACTCTGAAGATCAGGATTTTTAAGAGCAGATTTTTCTTGCTCTGCTTTTAGCTTTTCATCTATCTTTAAACCTTCGATGGCTGCATCTGGGGTAATGTTTCCTGATGGAGCGGCGGGAGTTTCTGGAAAAACGGCTAACTGAGCGGCTTCAGACTTTTCAGATTCTGGAGATTCACCAGCTTCTTTCTTACCTTCGTCATTCAAATTACCCTTCTTTTGCATTCTCTTTAGAATAGCTTTTTGAATAGCTGGAGGGAGAGTCTTTTGTTTCTCTGTGAGTTGTCCAGCCATTTCATTGAGCATTGGGCGATTCTTCATGTACGACATACCGCACATATACTTAGCATCGCTTGTACTCATGCCAGCGGTGTTAGTCAAAGATTCATCTTTGAGCATACATTCGCTCATATATTCGCTGTGCATTTCCATTTCATCTTCTTCTATCATGCTTGAAAGTGAAACTTCAGCGACGAAATTTTTATTATCGAATTTTAGATTAGATTTCATATTATTTGTTACCTTCTAGGATTTTAATTTGGTTTATTGTTTTTGTTAAAATATCGCCCTTTTTGAAATTAGCTCCTTCATTGATGACTTCATAAGCAACTACTTTGCCCATATCATTTGGGAGATCTTTAATTTCTTTAATGAAGCCTTCGCTATTGTAGTGTTTACAAGAAGCGTTAATATTTAGTACGCGCATACCAGCTTCCATTTCATTCTCAACTTCCATTTCTTTTTCATCTTCTTTTTGAGAATAAACAAGGTAGTTGTATACGGCGAAAAGATAATCCTCCATCAATGTGATTTTACTTTGAACCCAAGGTTCAATTTCTTCAGCCATAGATGGATTTGCACGAAGTTTTTCAAGAAGATCTTTAGAATTATCTGCTATATAAGCTAATTGGGCCATAGCCATTTCAGCAGCTTCTTCATTTCCTTCTTCAGACTCGTTCTCAATTTCTTCAGTAATTTCTTGAGCTTGAGATAAATGTGGGGCTATTTTAAGAAGATCAGCTTCTTCCCAAAGAGTAATACCATCCCATTGATGAACAACGTCGTCTATAGATCCTTTTGTAGTATAATCGGTAACTGATTTTTTAGATTCCCACATTTTGCAGGACCAATATTTAGCTTTCCAACGAGGGCCGGGATTAGTGTCGCATTGATGGCGAGCGCGAAAACTCTTTCTACGGGCTGGATCGTCGCGCTTAATCTCCATATTTGGATCACCGAAGTTCACCTTTACGACATTGCCTTTTTCATTTTTAACGTAAACAGAAAACTTCTTAGGCCCTTTTGAGGTTCTGAAAGGCTTGTTTAAAGCTTTCTTGTCTTTTGCGGCGCGAATCTCGTTGCTAAAATTTACCGATATGTTCATTTTTTAATCTTCTATATTAACGAAATTAAGATTTAGTTCATCTTCATTTACACCAAATTCTTTTAAATCAGAAAAAGCTTGAACAAATTCTTCTTCGTCAAAATCATCATAATGATATATATCTACTATTCTATC